GAAATACTATGTATCAATCAATATGTAAGTCAATATGTATTGAATTACCATATACATTAGATACTGCAGATAAGTCAAAGAAATCAACTTTTGACCATGTATACTCACCAGGTCCACACTCAGATATAATTGTTGAATACTCAGATGAGTTCTTATCAGGAGAGTTTAATAGAGATTGTCTCTTTGTTGCATGGTTTCATTTTATGTGTCATGGTATTAAAGTATCAAATAATATTAATACTGAATTGAGAGGAATGAACGGTAAAATTTTACAGAAAGATAAGTATAATCTAGTTTTAACAGAGAATCCAGATTGGTCTTTCATTGAGAAATTTGAAAACGGTGGTTTGGAAATATATAATTCAGACCCTATTTTCTATACTGAGACTTATACAGAGTATGAGTCAAGGTCAATAAATACATAAATAGATGTATACATTATGTATTTAGTATTATGGCAAAGAATTTAAAAAGCGAAGAAGTAATCAATATGATATCAAAGAAGATAGCTTTGAAGAAAGAACTTCGCACAGCAAAACAGGACTCGGATGATATCAAATCCAAAGAAATTAATAAAAAAATTTCTAAAATAGAGACTAAATTGCACTCCACTCCGCTTTCTAAAACCTAAATACTTCTATAAAAACCTAGTTAGAGGAATCAAATGGGCGTATATCAAGACGAAATAGACAACACAATTCAACCTGCTATTGACAAAAAGACAGCTGAGTTGGCTGAAATCAATGTAAAACTTGCATTCTTTGAATCATTAGCTGCAGATGTGACTGTAGACCAGTTTCATACAGCTGCCTTGGCACATGGAGATGCTGTAGTCAGTGACATGGGTGTCGATGGTGATAGAAGTGGAATTACCGATGCACAAATTAGAACTGAAGTTGCAGACCTAATAACTTATTGTAAAGTTATGAATGGTACACACTCATCAGTTACCTCATTTAAAGAACACACTGTTAAAGGTGATGATAGTTCAAAGAAATGGACTGCTGGTAATCTACAAGCAGACTTAGATGCATTAAACAGCAAGAAAACTACATGGGCTGCTAAAGAAACAGATGCAACAGATATAACATCATATGATGTTGTTGCACAACCAGTAGACTAACACAACTTCCAAAACACATAAATAGTAGACAAACACATTAAAAAGGTGTATAATCTACTATTATGGGCGCAAAAAATCTACATTTAGAACACTTAGAAGACGAGATTATCAATCAAGGGATTGATGGTGGTCGTGGTGCAATAAACTTTCTACAAGGTTTAAGAGACATGTTGAAAGGAAATTCTAACAGTTCTGTAAACATGACTGTTAAATGGGATGGTGCACCTGCAATCTTTTGTGGAAAACATCCAGAGACAAGTCAATTCTTCGTTGCAAAGAAATCACTATTCAATAAGACACCATTGTTCTATACTTCAGAACAAGAAATCAACGATGCATCTGAACTCTCAGGTCAATTAAAAGAAAAGTTTCTAACATCATTTAAATATCTATCTAAGTTATCTTGGAATACAATCATGCAAGGTGATTTGATGTACACCAACGATAAGAAAATGACTAAGATAGATGGTAAATCATTCATTACATTTCAACCAAATACAATCATGTATGCAGTAGATATAAACTCTAAGTTGGGTAAAACTATTGCAAGTTCTAAAATGGGAATTGTATTTTATACTACATACAGTGGTTCTACAATCGAAGATTTAGGTGCCAGTTTTGGTGCAAATACATCAAGTCTAGGTAGTTCATCAGATGTATGGGTAGATGATGCAACATATAAAGATGTGTCTGGAAACTCCACAATGACTGCAAAAGAAACACTTAAACTTACACAGGTCTTATCAGGAGTTGGTAAATCATTTCATGGTATCACTAAGAAAGACTTACAGAAGTTTATGGAATTACAGTCAACAATAAATCAAAAGGGTGCAGGTGCATCTTACAAGACATACTGTAATGCACAAATAAGAGGTGGGTCTTTTAAACCAACATATGCAGGATATATGAAACACTTTGAAAACTATTGGAGAGATAAAGTAGTTGGCAAAGTTAAAATGGAAAAGACTAAAGAGATTAAGAGAGAGATTGGTGAACAATTGTATAACGAACTTCGTGCATTGAACAAGTTCATTACTAATCTAACTAAGTTTATGGAAGGTCTTGTTGTTGCAAAACAGATAATCATTGTTGCCCTAAATAGAGTAAAGAGTATAGGAACTTTCAAAAAGACTGCAACAGGTTTTGAAGTTGTAAATCCTGAAGGTTATGTTGCAATAGATAAAACAGGAAGTGCAGTCAAATTAGTAGATAGAATGGAGTTTGCATACAATAACTTCACTGCACAAAAGAATTGGGATAAGTAATGAAAAAATTAAGTTCATTTTTAAAAGAAGGAAAAGATAAAGGTGTAGTATTCACCTTTGGTCGTTTCAATCCACCAACTACAGGTCATGCAAAGTTAGTAGACAAACTTAAAAAAGAATCAAGTGGTGGGTATCAAGTAATGTTATTCACATCACACTCAAATGACCCTAAGAAAAATCCACTATCACATAAAGACAAGATTAAGTACCTTCAAAAATTCTTTGGTAGAATAGTTGCAAATGTCGCTGCAAGAACTGTATTCGATATATGTAATGAACTACAGAAACAAAATTACAACAGAGTAAAAATGGTCGTTGGTTCAGATAGAGTCAAAGAGTTTGAGATGTTGTTAAAGAAATACAATGGTGTCAAAGCAAGACATGGATATTATAAGTTCGATGATATACAAATAGTATCTGCAGGAGAAAGAGACCCAGATGCCGATGATGTTTCAGGAATGAGTGCATCAAAACTCCGTGCCTTGGCAGAACAAGGTGATTTCGAAGCATTCTCTAAAGGAGTTCCTACAAGAAACAAAAAAGATATAGAGAATCTATACAAAGATATTCGTAAAGGTATGGGTATTGTTGAGTCAACACTACCAGACTATATGATAGAAGACTTAATAGACGAGGGAGTCTATGACCCAGGAACATTCAAAGCAGTGTTCTTAATGGGAGGTCCTGGTTCAGGTAAATCTACTGTTGTTAGAAAACTCGGTCTGAAAGCATTAGGGTTAAAACTTGTCAATACTGATACTGCTTTTGAATCAGGTCTAAAGAAAGCAGGATTATCCCTAGATTTAAGAAATATTGATTCAAATGTCAGAGATGGTATTCGTGCCAAGGCAAAAAAGATTACAGGTAATGCAATGGATAGATACATTAACGGCAGACTTGGTCTTATATTTGATACTACCAGTGCTAAATCATCTAAAATTGTAAACTATAAGAAGATGTTAGATGAATTAGGGTATGAGTACAAAATGATATATGTCAGTGCATCATTAGATAATGCACAAAAACGAAATGAAAAGAGAGCAAGAAAATTACCACCTGAAATTGTAAAAGGTGATTGGGATTCAGCTCAAAAGAATCTAAAACAATTCAGAGGAATCTTTAAGAAAGACTTTATAGAAGTCTCAAACGATGATGATATAAAATCCTTAGATGCAAAGGCATCAAAACTTTATAGTTATCTACAAGGTTGGTCATCTAAATTTCCTGGTAACAAGAAGGCAACTTCTTGGAGAGAATACGAATTATTACTGAAGAAAAAAGGATAAATAGTTATTATGGATATATTAGACCAAAATATCGCCGAGGCAAAGAAAGTAGCACAAGATAAAGATGTGAAAACTCGTGACGGAACTCAACCTAAGAAATACTTCGATAAGAAAGGTGATGATAAACTTGCAAAGTCTACTAAACAAGATAGAGCAAGGCACTTCGAAAAGGGTGCAAAGAAAGACGATGATGATTCTAGTGCATATGAACCTGCTCCAGGTGATGCACAAGCAAAAACAAAACCCTCAAAACACACAAAGAAATTCAAAAAAATGTTCGGTGAAGATGCAGTTGCCGCTGCAAGATTGAAAGCAAACCAAGCAGACGAACAAGATAGACAAAAAGACAAACACGAAAGAGAAGTCGAAAAGTTAAAACAGAAACACGAAAAAGAAAACGACAAACAAAAGGCAGAAGACGAAAAAGAAAAAGAAAACGAGTTGATGCAAAAACAGAGAGAAGCACAACGAGAAGAAGTCGAATTAGAAGAAGAGGGTGCTGCCGATAAGTCACTCAAAAAGAAAGCCGACAAAACAGGCATATCTATGGGTATACTCAAACAAGTATACAAAAGAGGTGTCGCTGCATGGAGAACTGGTCATAGACCTGGTACAACTCCTGAGCAATGGGGACACGCAAGAGTAAATTCTTTTATCACTAAAGGTTCTGGCACATGGGGTAAGGCAGACAAAGACCTTGCAGATAAAGTTAGAGGTGAATCTATAGAAGAAAGACATTCAGATGTAATGAGAAAAAGAAATCAGTCTCAACAAAAGGCACATCAAAAAGCAATGATGAAGTCTGCAAAGAAGTCGATTAAAGACTATGATAGAAAAAATAAGAATAAGAATGAGGAGAAACTAGAAGAAGCATGCTGGGATGGTTATGTTCAGAAAGGATTCAAAACAAAAAATGGTAAACAAGTACCAAATTGTGTACCTATTAGTGAAGTCAATGAAGGTAAACTAGTCACTTCAGCTATAGATATCATTAAATTGATTACTAAAAAGGTTGGAGAAAGATTAGAAAAAGAGTATGCGAAAAATCCCGAGAAAGGCCTTGGTATGATTAACACTATCGGTTCAATGGTTGGTCATAAAGTGACTGATAAGTCACAAGAGAAAGGTAAACTATTCTTAAAGTTTGGTGAAGAAATGATGCCAGGTAAAGGTAATGTATCTGATGATGGTGTTTGTGAATTAGGAACAGATGATATCAGAAAGAAATATCAAGCAGACACACCAGGTCAGTCAGAAGAAGCATATATTAAAGAAACCGAAAAAGCATTTCACGAACAACAAGTGAGAGCAAAGAAAAACTTTAAAGATGTGTTTGGTAATCCATTAAAAGGTTATCCTGCAAATGAAGAATTTGAAGTAATAGACAAATAATTATGAAAACATTGAAAGAGGTTGCAATCGAGGAAACCCTAGATGCAATGCAATCCAATAAAACTAATCTTTTAGACAATCCATTTAGACTAGGTTCTATGATGTATTTCGAATGCATCAACGAGGCAAGAAGATTAGTATCAGAAAACAAATATACACTAACAGAAGTTGATAAAAACATCTTAGAAACTGATGTAGGGTCATTTGAAGTATATGAAGGTGAATTAGTGCCTTTAGACTGCCCTATGTTTGAAGAAGATGAAAAAGAACCAGAACTCAACTCACCTAAAGTTGGTGGTCCTAAAAAATATTATGTCTATGTAAAAGACGGAGACAAAATAAAGAAAATCACATGGGGTGATACAACAGGTCTTAAAGTCAAAATCAATAACAAAAAAGCTGCTGACTCATTTGCGGCAAGACATGATTGCAAAAATAAAACAGACAAAACAACAGCAGGATATTGGGCTTGCAGACTACCACACTATGCAAAACAACTAGGTTTAAGTGGTGGTGGAGACTTTTTCTGGTAAAACCTATATACCTGTATCATGACAAAACTATATCATACATATGCATACGAAAATAGATATGCAGAAGTCTTTAAACAAGAAAAAGGATTTGAAGTAGACCTTTATGAAGATAAAAAATTTGTGGAAACACGAGAAGTTCATGCTCATAGTGAATCATATGCAGAAGATGTCGCAGACAATTGGGTACAAGGACTAATACCCACACCTGTAAAAGAAGGCAGTTTTTATGGTTACAAAGAAAAGAACGATAATTTTTATCCTGGATTAGATGACTAAACCATATAAAGAAGAAATTTTAGAACAACACGGAACAGGGAAAATGTTCAAAGTTAGAACTTTTGAACATACGGTAGAAGGTGATAAACTTGTTTGGCATAGAGATAAACAAAATCGAAGTGTTCATGTGTTAAGTGGAAATGGGTGGAAACTACAGAAAGATGATGCTTTACCTGAAGATTTGACAGTCGGAAAGGATTATTACATCATGAAGAATAGTTACCATAGATTAATCAAAGGGGGAGATAACCTAGTTATTCGCATAGAAGAGTAGGCATCGAACTAAAATATATTATAAATAATACTATGAGTTATAAGTCAGAAAACTGGAAAGATAAACTAGAAGAAGTTCGTATGCATGTTGCCTTAAAAGAAGGCAGTGTGGCAAAAACTGCGGATGATATTCTAAGTGACCAAATAGATGAGGAACTTGCAACCTTTTTTGTAGAAGATACACAAGAAGTCATTTTAGAAGCATCTTCTGGTTCAATGATTGATAAGTTATTCAATCTTAAAGGTGATAAAGACGCTCAATATGGTGTTGCAAAGATGCTAAGTATGACTGGTGTTAAAGTTGTACAACAAATGCAGAAGCAAAATCCAAAAGGATTTACAAGTCTTGTTGTTCAATTAGGTAAAGAAAAGAAGATTACATTACCAACAGACAGTAAACTACAGAAAATGTTTAAAGATGCAGGTGTCAAACCTCTACCAGAAGAAACAGTAGTAGAAGTTAAAGAAGAGAAACTTTCTGTTGAAAGAACAATAACAAAACTCACTGAAAAGAACATGTTAGGTCGTTTATCTAAGTCCCTTAGACTGGATGAAGAAGGCAAAGAAAAATTATTCAATTATTTCGATAAAGGGGAATTAGAACAATGAAATTTACAACACTAGGGTTATCAAGTGACCTATTAGAAGCATCTAAATCAGTTTTAGAAGGTTCTAAAGAATATCAAGACTTTTTCAAGTCAGCACTTAAAAAATTTGGTGTGACTTCACCCGCTGAATTCAAATCAGACGAAGAGAAAAAGAAATTCTTTGACTATGTAGACAAAAACTACAAAGGTAAAAACGAAGAAATCTCTGTTGAAGGCAAGATTAAATATCGTGGAAACCTAAAAGACTTAAAAAACTCTAACGAGATAGACGAAGCAAAACCGTCAAAGAAATTTATTAAACTCGGTGATAACGCCGAAAAAAAAAATCTAACGACTGAAAAACTAAATCCTAAGAAGCAGGAACAAATCATTGACTTATATAATAAGTTAATGGATGTAAAACACGGTAGTTCTGAGTTCAAAAAGATGAAAGACCAAATTGCTAAACTTCAATCAGAAGAAGTAGTTTCAGAATCATCAAGAGATTATTACAAACAAGTAGATGCTCTTACCAATAAACATGGTGAAGAAAAAGCATTTGTTTATAAATCACCTAAACTCAATAAAATAGTAAAGGAACTACAAAAAGTCATCAAAGATGAAGTCAAAGCAGGTTTCAAAGATTCTAAAAAACAAGGTGAAGTAGTAATAAAACAATTACAAAAATTAGAAGTAATGGCATACGATGGAACTATCGTTATGACAAACAAACAACACTCTAACTTCAAATTTGATGGTGACACTGCATTCAGAGAAGAAATGGCAGAAATCATCATGCAAGACGATATACTATCATACGCAATATTTGGAGAGTAGAATGAATCTATTTCATGAAGCAAAGAAAGTTTTAGACAAAGATGGTAAAGTAAATCCATTAGGTCCTTACGGTAAGATGAAACTTACTGGTCAAGAAGTTGCAAATTACTTCAGAAAAAACAAAGTATCAGATGCAAAAGTTAAAAAGGCAGTAGAAGTTGCACTTGACATGTCTGGTGCAGATACTATAGCAAGACAAGAAATCAAAAAGTTCTACGGTGATAAGATTCTCAAATCAAAAGAAGTTCAGAATGCATTACAGTATGCAAACGAAGAAACTATTATAGAGAGAATGAAGATGAAAGATATCTTCAAGAAACACAAAAGAGAACTTACAAAAGCATACAAATCTGGAGACCTATCTTTCATGTCACCAGCAGCCAGAAAAGCAGAAGACGACTTAATGCAGTGGGCAATGGATAACGGTGAAGTTAAAACCGATGACCCAGACGACTTTTTTGATTGGTTATCTCGTGACTTAGAAGATATAGTTAAGGGTAAAATCAAAGAAGATGTTTCTGAGAAATTCTCTCCTTACCTTTCACAACAATTTCCTAGATGTGTAGACTTCTACATTCAATTCAGAGGTGGTAAAGGAGACAGAATTACTTCAGAAGAGAATAAGAAAGACTTCATTAAAGCAACAGATATGATTGATGCATACTGTAAGAAAAACAAAATCAAACAAAAACCAGTTTACTCAACACCAATGGAAGGTTCAAGTGCATACAAAGTCGGTCTTATGATTGACCCAACATATAGTAAAACAGATGACTATAAAAATGGTGTGGACTTACAACCTCTATATGTTGCATTAAGTAAACTAAAGACTGCAGAAGACCACGGTGGTGGTTGGGATAAACTTGCAGAAGAAACATTCAATTCACCAATTCAAGAAAACTATAGAAAACTTGCAAAACATGGTATGGGAACAGAGACACCTAAGTCAATCAAAGTTGGAACAGAAATTGATTATTACCAAAAAGATGGTGCAAAGTACATGGGTAAAGTCACTAAGATGTCAAGACAATCTTACACTGTAAGAGATGACAAGACTAAGAAAGACCATGAGTTCTTCTATCATGACAGAATTAAAGCTGCAAAACTTCTAAAACAAGGTGATAACATATCAGAAGAGATTACAGAAGAAAAAATGGGTCTCTCAACAAGATTATACAAACAGTTCAAAAAAGACATAGACAAAATCATGAAGAAACATGATGCATATGTCTCAGACTCAAAGAATGATTATACACAAATCTCATCTCCAAAACCAATGGCTGGTGGATTTAAGAAAGACTTATTTAAGTTGCTGGGTATGACTGAAGAAAATATATCAGAAAAAGTAGAATATGTTGAATACAAATTCAGAAACAAAAGAGATGCTCAGAAAGCATTAGACTACTTTAAAAGACAACAGTTAATCAAACTAGACATCAACGATGACGGATTAAGTCAATTTGAACTAGCAATCGATGCCGGTAAAAACGACATGACTAAACAACACAAAGAAGTTATGAAAATGTTAAAACCAAAAGTTATGACACAAGAAGCAGTATCAGTAGCACAACAGGCGGCAATAGCAATCGATAGAAAAGAAAAGAGAAGTAAAGGTGCATACAAAAATGTTATGGATTCTTACAGACAAATGTGGCAAGATGCCTCTATCGAAGAAGGCAAGTACCTAAAATACTCAAACTTATTATTGAAGAAAGCAAAAGAGATGGAAGCAATCGACAAAGCACAAAACAAGTCAAAGGTTAAAAATCCTTCATTGAATGCTCTAAAAGCAATCAATAAAGAAATCGAAGCTGAGATGAAGAAACTTGGTATTAAAGAATCAATCAATGAAGAAATGATTACTTACAGAGTTAAGAAGATGCAAAAACCTGAAGAACAGAAATTTACTCGTTCTGCAAAAATGATGGGTTTAAAGATTACTATGGACAAAGGTAAAGATGATACAGTAATCGTTATGAGTGGAACTAAGAAGAAACTCAGAGACTTTGATGCAATTGCAAGAGGTAAATCATCATTTGGTGACCCTTCAACAATCACACATTTTGACGAGAAGTAATATGACATATAAAAGTCTAGTACAAGTAATTAAAGAACACAATGATGGCAAAGAAGAAATCATTGAAAGAATAAACTTTCATGGGAAAAGTCCTGCAGAAAAGAAAGGTTCTGAGTTCGATAGAAAATTAGAAATCAATGGTTATAAAAAGATTTTAAAGACTATTGAGAAGATTAACAAAGACCACGAGAAGTTTCAATATAACAATCGTGCAGACGGACCATCTAATATATTTAAAGGCCTACAACAAGTTGAAAGAACATGTTATGACTTGATACGAGAAATTGAACAAGGCAAATGGGATGGTAAAGTGGACTTAGAAGAGTAATGAAACCAACTAAGGCAGACATAGAAACAGTTCTAACAACAGATGCAAGATACAAAGTCTTCAAAGAGAAGATTAGAAAACTTGGTTATGTCAAAGAGAAAGCTACAGAAGTTAGAAAAGTTATGGAAAGACAATCAGATTTCTCAATGATGTCTGATGCAGGAAACAAGAAGATTGCTCGTGCAGTTGCACAAGCAAAGAATGAGAAAGACCTCGAAGCAAAGTTAGATAAAATATCTAAAATGGCAGGTGGGAAATACTCAGAAGCTTCAGAAGATGAAGTCATGCAAAGGGCTCTCGATGCATGGAATGATAAGTCCAGTGGTTCGGCTGCTTGGGCAGACAATAACATCTTCGTTCAGTTAAAGAAATTTACTGATACAAAGAGAGATGGTGAAATCCAAACTAAAGATAATAAGAAAACTAAGGTAAAAGGCAAAGATGCAGCGTTAGTTCATGACACTTTAATGAAGGTTAAAGCACCAATAAGGGATAAATACATTAGATTATTAGCAAAAGATGCTAAATCTTTCAAAAAAACATATGATGCTATATTAAAAGTTGCATCATAATAGAATTTAAAAACTGGAGAAAAACATGGCACTATGGGGACATACAAGCGGAAGCGAATCAAAACCAAATTGGTTAACCGATGCTGAAAAAACAAACACTCAAGCCAAACCATATGGCTGGGAATTAAAGAAAATCGTGGGAGCAAGAACATTGACTGAAACATTAGTTGCATGGTCAAGTTCAGCACTTACAACTGCACTTGGAGCTGCAAACATCACTGATATTGATTGGAA